GGAAGATAATAAGTGTTTATGATGCTAATAATGTAGTACTTGATGGAACAACAACAAGTGCTTGGACAGCAAGCACTTCCTTGAATCCTTCAACTAAAAATCTTGTTTGGTATAAATTAAATTCTGCACCAACTGATGTAGTAAATGGAGATTTTAAATTAGATTTCAATCATGCGATGTTAATGAAACATAATCAGATTGGCGCTGGTTGTCATCCCGCTATTAGAGCCACTAAGGCGATTACTAAAGCAAGATTCCCAATTCCACCAGTTCCCACATTGCCAAATATTTCTAATACGCTAAGTACATTAAATAATTGTATTGCCCCATTAGAGAATATTACTGATGCTGATGTTATAGCAGATCCGGATGGAATTAGTGCAAAAATTTCAACAGCAAGTGTTTGTATCACAAATGTTTTAAATGGATTAAATAATGACATGACAAGCTTAGCAAAGAATATATATCCAAATCTTATTGATTTAGAAGCATCTTTGCTAACTGCTACTCCTTCTGTTCAGACAGTTAGCAATAATGTTAAAGTATCTGTTACCCCTATTGATAAATATGGTGGAATAATTGGCATTGGATTACCTTCCGGCACTTTAAATGTGAAAATCTTTTCTACGACAGGAACTGTTTCTTCTGTGACAGAAGAAATAGATTCTAATGGAGATTTAACAGGTGTTTACTCTGCCAATCTCACTAGTGATAATAAGGGTTTAGCTAGAGTATCAGCCAAGGTGGGCGGAAGCTTTTTGAATGAATTTGATGGAACTTCACTTAAAACTAGATTTGTTGATGCCAGATTTGTTGACATTAGAGAGCATGTTGGTGATGATTCAACCGAACCAATGGGAGAAGGCGCAAATGATTAATTTTGATCTTATAAAATTCGCAAAACAAATATTATCTGAGATTGACAACATTAGATCTGTCACTATATCAGAATCTGATGGAGAAAAGGGTACAAAACAAACTTCCAACGAATCTAGAGTTAATGCTTTTTACAGACTAATAGGTTTTCCAATGTTTGTTACATTAAAAAGAAAGGATGGTGAGAAATTAAGTGAGGAGTTATCTAATGTAAGTAGGTTAACTCCCGGCTATGTTGCGCCATCTGATGGATCGGAACATCCAATAATAAATGGTAAAATATCTATTGAAGACGCTAAGGAAGTTGCCAATCTTAAAGTAAAAAATGCTAGTGGGGCAGATACAAAATTAAAATTTGAACTTCAAGATAGAGAAGATACCTTAATAGATATGGAGAATGCTTTAGGAACAGAACTTATGTCTTATAGAATGGTAGCAGCTTTTTATAAGCCTATGGGAATAACAATGGTTGATAAAAATTCTGCTACTATTCTTAGTACATTAATAGAAGATGATATTGTTAAAAACAGATATAGATATAAAAAACTTACTCCATTTGTTACAATGGCCGGAAAACGACGACTAGGATATCAACCATTGTGGGACATATATCCTAAAAAAAATACACTATCTAAACCATTTGTTTTAAATCCAGACTTACAAAAGATAAATTCTACTACGACTCTTAAAAGGCCATTTATTGAATCTGTTATAAGAATAAGAATGGTTAACGCGACAGCTAATAGTACATATTTTAAAGAGACAAAAGTTTCTTTAGATAAGTTAGGAATAAAACTTCCTAGTTCTGGTACATTATTAGAGGCAGTTATTATTAATAAAATGCTATCATCATTAGGGCAGCTAGCAAAAAAATGGCATCAATTAAATTTAAAACGACAAGAAATAATATCTAAGAACTTAGTTTTTTTCTTTCCCTCTTCTAAATTATCAAAAGATGATCCATCTGGGAAAAGAGCATTTAAATCATTTAATGTAAAAGCTCAAGCTGGTACAAAATTGGGAATGGAGTCATTGGTAATAAAACAAAAAGTAGCTGAAACAGAGGCTTTGTTGTCCCTATTGCCAACAGATAGTTCTCAGATAATTAAAACTAAAGGAAAAAATGTAGCCTTAATTAATAATATATCTTCAAATGCGCTGACCTCCCCATTTATTTCAATTTTAAACTCTGAATTAGATTTTCATAAAAAACAATTGGCTAAGGTGGATAAAAAAATAAAAGATAATGCTATTAATGCAGATAAATTAAGATATGAATTAGAAATGATGACTGGGGAATTTTTAGGTATTTCAATTTGTGATATTGTGTGTATTATTATTGGATTATTTGTTGTTGATAAAAAATATTTAGTTGCTTTGTTAGATGACCACGTACACTCAGATATGGCAGCAGATCCTGTATTAAAAGAAGTCATGGATACTGCTTTATTAACTTCCGCTGGCGAAGCTCTTTCAAAATTAGAAGAAGCTGTTAAAAGTGTTTACGGTGCTTTACAAAAAGAGATAGACGTATACGGTGACAAAACAAAAAGAACAAAAAAGACTGACAAGAAAAATAAGGTAGTGAAGCCTAAAATTAGTAAAGATATTGCAGCTTCACATCCAAGCATAGATGACTTATTAAAAAAAGTGCTTGAAAAGTCATAAGGAGTATTGAATGTCATTTGATCTAAAAATTGCAAATAACGATTTAAATATAAATAACGATGGTACATTACAGACTGTTTTTGATAATGAAAAACTTACTCAAGATATAGTTAAGTCTGTATTGACTCCAATTGGTTCTAATCCATTTCATAGATGGATTGGAAGCACTATTAATGCTAGAATCGTCGGGCAAGTGTTAGATGCTTCTCATACTGAAATAGAAGCAACGAGAGCTTTACAAAATACATTAACTAATTTAATAGCTCTACAAAATGAGCAAGGCAAGGGGCAATATGTATCTCCTGGAGAGCAAATAGCTTCTATATTAAGAATTAGTGTTATAAGAAATGCTAATGATCCAACACAGTGGGAAGTAACTGTTTCTGTGTTGACAAGGAAACTTACTACAGTTGAAGAATCTTTTACATTGAGGACATAAATAATGGTAACATATAGAAGTTTTAACGATATTGTTTTAAATATAATTTCAAAATTGAGATTATCACAACCTAATTTGGACACTAAACCAAGTTCAGTAACAAGAGATATAATTGATGCAATTTCTGCACAAGTTGCAGAAGTATATGATGAGCTTAAGAATATAGCAGATTTACAATCAATTTTTAATGTTACTGGAGATGATTTAACCAATCTTGGAGCCAACTTTGGATTATCAAGGAGAACTGGCTCAAAATCTAGTGGTACTGGATTATTAACTTTTAGATCACTTGATACTGATATAACTATAGAAGATGGAAGTATTGGAAGAACAAGAGGCGGTGATACTTTTGTAACAACGGCAGTTACTTCAATAAAAACAACAGATTCTAATTCTTTAAGATCAACTGCTAATAGATATTCTACAGAGTTGGAGCTGGCCGGTCTATCTGACACATACGCAATAGAAGTAACACTTCAATCGCAAAATATTGGTTCAGCAAGTAATATTTCTTCTTATCAGTTAATTTCACATAGTATGCCAAATGTTAATGGAATTACAAATATCACCTCATTTACTGGCGGCTCTGATTTAGAAACAGATGGTGCTTTTAGAGCAAGAATATTATCTTCATTTATTGGATCAAATACTGGAACATCTATTGGATATAGAAGTATAATTTTAAATATTTCTGAAATTCTCGATGCCTTAGTTATTGAGCCGGGAGATCCATTAATGACTAGAGATGGGACAGATACATCAGTTGATTCTGATGGTGAAACAATTGTGTCTGAACCTGGATCTGGAGGCCGTGTAGATATTTATGTAATGGGAGAAAATGGTCAGACTGGAACTGATTCTTTTATATATAGAGATCAAAGTGGGTTAAATGATCCAACTGAGGAGTTGAATAATTTTATTATGGGCCAATCGTCTTTAACACCCAGCACAAGCTTAACTATAAACACTAGAAGAGTAAGTGCTTTGTCGGCTGATGGTTTAGTTCCAAATCAACCTATTATCTCAATTAATTCAGTAACAGGGACATCTTCTGGTACAAATTTTTCTAAAGAGTCTGTCTCTTCTGCTGGAATAACGAGTGGTAATTACAAATTACTAAAAGACACTGGATCTGCTGGAGGTAGTCCTTTTGGGTTAGACAAGTTTTCTTGGATTTCCAATTTTATAGAATTAGAAGATGAGTCAAAAACAAAATCAAAATTTAATAGTGTTGACCCATTATCTTTTACAGATGTTTTAAAAATCCCTTCAATACAGCAAGATATTATTATTACAGATGAGAATTCGTCCGTTATTAGTTCGGGAAGTGCCTATATGACTCTTAATCATACTCCTATAAGAACAGTAACTAGAGTTTTCAATCTAACTACTGGCGAGAGATATACCGTGGCAGATCAAAATCCCAATGGGGAGTCAGGAGAACTTAATACAAGTGGTGTAATTAGAGTTGGTGGCAGCACACTGCCAAAAACTAGTGATGTATTACAAGTAGATTATATTTGGGTACATTCTTATGATTCTTATATAGACTATGATGGTATTGAGCCTCGTATTGATAGATTAAATACTAATAATGATTCTGTAGAGTGGGGTCTGGCAAATTATATTAGAAGTGAAATAGGAACTATTATAGTAGAATCTAATGGTTCTAGATATGTTGAAACTGAATTTGAGGTTAGTAGAGTTTTATCTATTAATACATTTACTACAGAGACATCTGTTGTTGGTTCGAATGGAAATATTACTGTGAGCAATGCCGTTAGTAATTTGTGGGAAATTAGAGATAATACTTTGGCCGGAATTCCTGAAGTTTACACTAATACCCCAAATGGAGATGGTGTTTTTTCTAACATGCAAATTACATTACCATCTGATACTATAGCTCAGACAGGTGACAGTGTTAGTGCGATATATAATTTAACTGATCATATGAATCTTGATGGTTATGATTCTTCTGGAAGGATTGTTAATAAAAAGATTACTTTACCAACTAAAACATTATCTGCTGGGACTTCAGTTTTAATTAATTATGTTGCTGATTTTGACACTTTGGTTCCCCAAATGAACATAACTCAACTTCCTATTACTGGTGATGGCATTAATGGATTTGTAAGTGTAGTTGATGGTTATCAGCCATTTCAAAATGAGTATTCTTCCGGAATAATAACTAAAAATGTTAGACGGTCTCCTAGCAGAATACAAATTACAGCAGAAAATATTGGAGGCAACGGATTATTAAGTGTTGTTGGATCAGCATCAAATAAGGTTACTGGAGTCTTTACTGTTACTTCAAAAGACACATTAGATTTTGCCTCATTAATTAGAACAAATGAGGGATTATCAAGCACTGTCTCAGTTCCAAGCAACATAACTGTAAGTAGAGTTGTAAAATTACAAAAAGTAACTGAAAATGCTGCCGGGAATATTTCATCTTTTATAGCAACATATGATTTAAAAAATTATGCTATTTTAACAAATATATGGGACAAAGAAGAAGCTGCTATTGATTCAACTTTGAGCAGATCTCAAATGCGACTATCAAGTGCTCAAACTATTAGTTTTCCAGTTGGTACAAAATTTTATGTAGAATTTTATTATGTTAAAACAAATTATGAAGAAGAACTTTTCTTCTCTAGAGATGGAACAAGAATTACCAATAAAGCTTTTGTTTATATTTCGGGGATTGATAGAATTTCTGGTTTTTCCTCAGGTGGTACTGTTTCCGGAAATCTTATAGTAAAGACATTTAATCAACCTGCTCAAAATGATACATATTTAGTAAATTATAATTATACTGCTCCGAAAAATGGAGAGAGAATTACTATTAATTATAACTATAATAAGGCATTAGTAGATGGAACAAATGAAATTGAAGAAGTCAGGCCAGTAACTTCTGATGTTTTAGTTAAGGCAGCTACTAAAGTTGAATTAGATATTACAGCATATATAGTAGTTTCTCCAACTTATTCTGATCTTTCTGAGACTGTTAGGCAAAATGTTGCTAATAATATAGCATCAACATTAAATGCTACTTCTTTGGGTACAACCTTAGACTCATCAGATATTGTAAATAATGCCTATAATGTTGATGGATTAGATAGAATTAGAATTATACAATTTAATAAGACAAATGTAACTGGATCAAAATTAAGTATTGTTGCCGAAAAAAATGAATATTTAGCAGCAGGAACTGTAACAGTTACTGTGGAGTCAAGATAAGGAAAATATAAATGGCAAATCTAAGGATTTTAAACCTTACAGTTTCAAATAGTACAACAATTTTAGTGTCGTTTTCATCAAGCCTCGATCCTAATATTGGCATTTCTAATATAACAATAGAAGGAGCTACTACTAGCGATTTAACTATAAAATCTGTTACTATTGATTCTGCTCTTATGACAATAAAAACTCGGCCAATGATAGGTTCTGCTCTATACAAGGCAACATTTTTATCTACTACAACTCAAAGATTTCAAAATGCCAGAGCAGAAGATTTTTTAATTGAAGATGGATTTGTAAATGTTGTTTTTTATACTGGAGTAAAAGAAGACAATGAAGTAAGAGACAGAATTTTTAATGGCCTTCCAGGAATTTATGACTCAGAAGATACTCTATTGTCTGACCTAGTAGATTCTTTTGCTAGTGAGATTTTAACAGCAAAACAATCAGTTGGAGAGGTACGTAGTTCTAATTATGTATCCATAGGAGTTGCTGATGAGGAAATAACTAGAGGTAACGGGCCATTTGATAGATTTTCCAATGAAGGTGTTTTTACAGTAACAAGAGTTGGGAGAGATGTTACTGCAGCTGATTTAACAGGATCTATTGAATATTCTTCATTTCCAAGTGATCCCATTTCTTTACAACAAATAACAATAACAAATGAGGAAATTTCAAATACATCAAATTCATCGAATCAATTTGATGGAATTCTTTTAACTGTTGCTAAAGGCCCAATAATTAGTGTTTCTTCAATTATATTGGTACGAAATTCAATAGAATACACTTATGATATTGACACTTACAGGTATGGACTTTTAGAATCAAAATATGATTCTGACAATGCTTATAAATTTGCAAATTTAACGACAAAACAAATACAGTTAAATAGTGAAGGAGTGGGCGGCGCTTTTCCTTTTCCGCAAGGTAATGATTTAATTAAAATTACTTATAAGTATAAAAATAAAGGTAGAATTATTAATGAGGATTCTTTAGATATTTTTAGCATAACTACATCAACTAGAGAAACAATTTCCTCTCTATCTACTACATTTTTTCTAGGCAATGCTCCTATTGTTGATTCTAACGGAGATGTTGCTATTTCTGATGGAGTTACTTGGTTAGACCCGGCACAAAATTATGATTCAACAGTAAATCATCCAGCATTTATTAGCGAGATACCATTTAGCTTATCTGGTCTTCCTCAAAATAATGGAGAATATGCTATAAATTATAATACGGGATTAGTTTATGTATATGGTTCTAATGGAACTGGTGTTGATGGTACAACATCTGTTCCACCTGTGGCTACATATTTATATAAAAATATATTTGAGAACAGGTTAGACTATAATTTTGACTCAGATAATAATGATATTGCTGCTTCATCAGAAAGAGATTTGATTGGTGAAATTGCATCAATTAAATTCAATTACGAAGATACATTTGCAGAAAATGAAGACTTCCAACTCAAATCACATGTTGAAATTACAGATGAAAGAATAAATAATAATCTTTTAGGCACATCGGGGTTAAAGACTATAAATGAGCCGGTCACGGAAGTTTTTAGAATTTTTAATGAAACTACTGGAGAAGTTTATCCTGTAACTAGAATAAACGGCAATGAAGTATATTTCTCTAGTGTTAATGATCCTAAAGTTATTGATTTAAGTAGAGAAAAAGTAGCTCTGAATCAAGTAGTTAAAGATCAAATGGTTATTAAATCAACACTGTCTCCCGTTGGTAAATCATTTGATGTATTTAAAATAGAATTAACGGAGTCATTAATTGCTTCTGCTACGGAAGATTATGTTGGTTCTTTTTTTAACTCATCATTAAGTTTTACAGAGCCTAATATTTTTGCTAGAGAAAGATTTTATAATTCATCCAACACAGAGACAATAAACTTATCTATGCTTGATTCTGTTGGTGATTATATTGTAAATTATAGATCTGGTATTGTATATGTTGCTATAACTTCTGGGGCCTCGACAGATGTTGGATTTGCTAATTATAAATATGGAAAAATAAAAACAAAGCAAGATCACGTACTATTTGTAGATAATGTGTATAGAAGCTCAGGAATAAGAAATTCTAATGTAGTTAATTTTACTGTTGGAGCAATTACAGATACTCTTGTTAATTTTACCACATTAGAAGAAGTGGGAGAGAGAGTAGATTCTAGTGATGTCGCTCATACAGTTGTAATTTCTGGGACGGATAGTGTTGTTGATGTTAATTATGATATTGCATCATTAAGACATGTTTATCAAGTAACTGATGTGGGAACATCTTTAACTCCAATAGATTTTGTAACAGACACGACATTTTCAAATGATAGAATTGTTTTTGCCCCAGGTGGTATTTTTATTATGGATAATGGCATAAGTGACAGTGGTATTTTAGTTCAAAGTCACGCTGGATCTCCATATGTTAGCGCAGAGAGAATTTCAACATTAACATCATTTATAGAACTTAGTAGTGATGTGTCATTATTTTCTGCTAAAAATTCCGCAGATACAGATTATTTTAAATTTGGAAATGATGGCTATGTAGATAATGTAACTAATAGGATTTATCTTCCTTCTACAGCTACAGCCGCAATTGGCCAAAGGCTTGAATTTCAATATTCAATATTATTAAAAACAGGGGCTAATCTAATTATTGATTATACTCCTGGCGATATTTTCATCGATTATACATATTTATATGATGAAATTTTAATATCTTATGAATATGGAAATAATGCTTTAGATTGGAGCATTTCTGATGAGTTAGAGGCTGGAGAAACCTATTATGCTACATATAGATATGGTGCTCTGCGAAACACGCTAAGAGATAATTTTGGAGCATCAACGGGAATCGAAGAACTTGCAAATATACCATATGATTTAGATAGGGAAATTTATAGAAATGGTGTTAGCGGTGTTTTACAATCTTTTGCAAAAGGTCCAACAATACCGGCAATTAAGCAATTGGTACATGAATTTACTAAGGTAGATCCGATAATTACAGAATCAGTTTTTCAAGAATGGATACTTGGAAGAGATAGTCTTGGCCCTTTATCTGCTAAAATTGAAGGTTCCCCAACATATGCTGGATGTAAATTTAACAATGGTCTATTTTTCGCAGATGATGGTGATTATTTAAAAATAAAAACAGCAAAGAATATGCGATTTAATGAAGGGACATTGGGATGTTTTGTCAAGCCAGAATGGGCAGGAATTGACAGCGATGCTTCTTTAACATTTGATTTAAATTTTGATGGATATAAAAGCACAAATAAGATTTTTATTGGATCAGGTGGAGATAACCCAACTGAAATTCCATTTACTCTTAATAAAAGCAGTTTGTCAAACTATGGAATACCTGGTAATTTTTATACTGAGACTGGATATTTCATATGGTTTGATTCTGGAAGTGAGCGATGGAGAATGCGAATGCGATCTCCAATTGCGGAAGAAAGGCAGTTTACAGGATTAATTACAACTGATGGACAATTTCATGATGTTATTGAGGCTATTTCTGCTGATGGCTATGAGGCATATGGCTCAACTGCTCCGATAAATGAAATAAATGATTATATAACTTCTACAGATGACTTGGTAAGATTTGATTTTACAGTTGATGCTTATGACTTTCTTAATATGACATATGATGCGTATTTAGGATATGGGAATATTGGATATGATGGCGTTGACTTTCTAGCAGGAAATTATCACTACATATTTGATACTGGTGTTGAAGAAGGAGAACATAGATTAAGTTTATATAAAGATAGTCATGGAAGTTTAAAACTTAATGTTTGGGATAAAGATGGAAGATTCAGACAATTAAGTGGAGATATAACAGAATGGGAGAGGGGTGAAATATACCATGTTGCCTGTTCTTGGAAATTAGGAACTATTGAAGAGAGGGATGAATTACATCTTTTTATAGATGGCAGAGAAGTACAAAATACTTATAAATATGGCGGCTATATTGCGGTACCTAGTACACCTACAACAACTATGGATCCTGCACAATTTTTAATTACTAGCACAACAGAGCCTACGACTGGAGGAGTTACATTAAATACAGTTAGTGGTTCTAATATTGTAACAGATAATAATGCTGATTTTACTTCCTCAACTTTTATAGGTGCTGAATTTGTAATATTGGATTCTACAACAGATGGTGTTGCTACACAAACAAGAAATATTATAGTATCTCAAATTGACAGTGCTATTCAAATTCGGCTAACTGAAGTTGGTGTTGGAATATTTAACTTAACAGATTCGTTAAATGATGTAAAATATTCTTTAAATCCTGTAACAACAGAAATACCTATAGACCCAAATATCGAAAGAACTAGTGTTCGTGTTGGAGAAATAAGTGTTGATACAGAATTAAGGCCATCTACTGTAACAGATTACGACTACAGTTTTTCTCTTGATGGATATCAAAACTACATAACAGTATATAATGGAATTTCTGCTAATCCAAGCGGAACCAATGTATATTTATATACTTTAGGATTGACAACTGAAAGGCAAGTTGAAAAAACTTATGTGTGGGGAGATAAAACAACTAATTTAATTAAAACTATTTCTACTCCACCTTCTTCTGTTTCTCAGATCCTTATAACAGGAATAATTCTTGACAGAATATCAATTCAAGATGGTTATGATAGCTATAACACTTTTGCTAGTGGCTTTAATTTAGGAACAATTGCTGGCTCTTCAGTATTACAATCTTTCAATCCCTTCTTTGGTCAGCCATCTAATGACACATTAGGTAAGAAATTAGATATAGATATAAGAGGAACAAATTTTGATTTTACTGGGATAAATAGAATAAAAATAGATGGCACAACTGTTGATGGCATTAATACTGAAACTATTAATTTTGCTTTATTAGGTACACAAACAACTACAAAATATTGGAAAACAATAGATAAAATATTCTTAACCTTTACACCTTCTGATATTACTAGACCTGCTGGAAGTATGGAAATTAGAGAGAATTTGGAAATTACTAGAGTAGAAAACAATGGAGATTTTGCTTCTGTTGCTCTTTCAATAGTTGAGCAAAAAGAAACAACGGGATCAATTGCGGTGGGAACTTCTAAGCTTTATGATGCTAATACTAGATTTGGGGAAGAAGATATTGGTAAGACTATCAATATAACTTCTCCAGTAGCAATAGCTGGTACTTATACTATAACTGATGTAGATTTAGATCCTTCTGCTACAGTTATTGATTCTAGTACAGCAACATTAAACATAGCTGCTGCTGCTATTACATACAATAATATTAATTGGAGTCTATTAAATACAAATTATACCGAGTCTGGTTTTGCTAACGGCTTACTAACATTAGAGATTGATGGAAGTGCTGGTGCTCCATACTATTTAACAAAAAAATGGTATGAAGTAAATTCTCCAACATATTTAATTATGCCATGGGATAGAAATCCTGATGATTTATATATTGGTTCTGATTTTAATGGCACAAAAGTTTTTAATGGTATTATCGATGAGTTAGTAATTTATGATGAAATGATGTTAGATACAAGAAGAGGAGAGTCTCTTCCAAGTTCTGGGAGAAGTATTACTACTGACGCACAAAGAATAAGAGAAAATACGGCTACAACTCAAATGACTGGTCTATTTCATTTTAATGATGATATAGAAAATAGTGCAACATTTTATTCAAGTTATAGTGGCTCCTTTTTTCATAGTCAAGATAGTGTAAATTCTCTTTTTGGTCAAAGTGCAACATTTAATACTAAAAAATCTTATCAATTAGACAATACATCTATTTTTAAAAATGATGAGGGAACAGTCGAATTCTGGGTAAGTCCTCTATCTGATACATATAATGATCCAACAAAAAGATATTATATTGATATTACGACAGAAGAGTCTATCGAAATAGAGGCAACGACAGCTATTAGAGTAATACTTCCAGTTGGCGCAAGATCTATAACATCTGTTATTCCTGTCGGATCATCAACAGATTATTTTACTGGAGGTTCTTTAGGTTCTAATGGTTTAATAATAACTTTAGGAAAAGCTTTACCAGCAAACTTAAGAAATGTGACGGTTACATATATTCCAGAAAATTCTTCGGGTGATAGATTTAGCATTATTAAAGATGAATTTAGCAATCTTAATCTTTTTGTCAGGGCTGACGGTGTTGAATTTAATTTAAGATCTCCTATTTTCTGGAAAAAAAATTCTTGGCATAGGGTTCATATAACTTGGAATCTTAATAATACAGATAATCAAGATACATTAAAACTGCTTGTTGATGGTGTAGAGACTGGCATTATTAGATATGGAACTGGACTATTATATGGTTTAGTAAGATATGGTCAGCCTACAATTTGGGGCCAATCATCTGTTGGTACTCCATTGTCAAGAAACATATTAGCAGATATTAATCTTAATGACTTTTTTAATAAAATTTATATTGGCGCAGATTTTACAGAACAATTTCCGGCAATGGCAAAGATAGACAATTTAAGATTTTCAGACTCGGAAAGGGGAATTACATTATTAGGTGGTACAGGGCCCGGTAGTTTATTGGGTCATGACTTTCTTTATTCAAGCAATATTAATACAGCAAATCCTGTAGTTTCTGATGCTTTAACTACATATTTAGAAAATTTTACCGCTACTCAGGAAGAGGTAGAAAATATCGCAAAAGTAAGACATCTTGGATATGGAATATTTGAGTTTACAGTAAAGATACTAGATTCATTTAAATTTTTAGCAAGCGACCCAATACAATATGCTTTAATACCTGATTTAATTCAAAGAATAAAACCAGCACATACTAGAGCTTTTGTAGAATTTGAGGAGGAATAATGGGAACCATACAATATGACGTAAATACAAAAATGACCAATTTCTATAACTCTATGCAGGTAGATCTTGAGGATATGAATCAAGAGCAGCTTCATCGGCAATCATCTGATGCAGCTACTATTGGTAATTTTTTTGGAAGTGGAGTTGTACCAATACAACTAATTACACCAGCACTTTTAGACACAAATGATTTAAACCAAGCACAACAAGTATTAATGGACGGCTATTCTTTTGACGGTCAAAATACTTATATTGGAACTAATCTTGTAACACTAACTGATACTTTAGAGGGAAATCATTTAAAAATAACAATTAGTGATTTTAATTTAGCCGGTATAAAGAGGATTGCTAAAGTATGTATTATTGGTGATGAATTTGGTGGTGATCTAGTATATGATAGGCTTTGGTTTAGAGATAATGGTTCACAAATAACTACCAAAAGGTATAAAAATATTAGAGCTATAATTTTTAATGACTCGTTTGGAAATGCTAATGGTAGTTACGATTATGCTCATCGTGTAATAGATTCTTATGGATCTCCCACTGGGCGCTGTTTAGTTCAGGAAGTTGGCTCTTTAGAGTTATCTGCTGAGCCAATTATTGCCAACCAGAATTTTCAACCTGACATATTTTTTAGAGATTTTTCCAGAATTTCTAGCTTTGCTACATTAAATTCGATGCTCCAAGATGCGATAGGCTCTGATAAGTCATATACTGACATGGATGTCTATACTACTCCTTTTGCTCAGAGAGAAATTGCCAAAAACAATCCAACAAAAAAAATAGGGCAAAAATTTTATTTAACAGCAAATAATATTCAAAAAATTTCTATTCTTATGGCTGTTGAAAGAGATGCTGCAGCTGTAGCTGGATCAGAATATGATTGGTCTGGATCCTTAACACTTTCACTTCATCCGTTACAAACGTCTTTAGATTGTCCAGTTGCTATTGTCCCTGATAATTTAGTGGATTTTGATCCAAGTCCTGGGGCAATTACTCTTGCTACATTAGACATGAGTGATTTATCAGATCGCGGAATAGTTTTAGATGATTATGGTCAGCAAGTAGACTTTGTATTTACTAATGACTTAATAGCTGATCCGGTTAATAGTCCTTTGATAGCAAATTCTTATTATGTATTAACTATAAATAGATCAGGAGATACAAGTGTAGGAGATTTACTTTTCGATGAAGCACAAAATCTTTATACTGGAGGCTATTTAGTTGAATTTGATGGTTCCTCATGGACAAATGTTACGACATCTGATATGTGGTTTGAGGTTCATTCTAGTAATTTGAAAATCAATGATGGTGTCGCCTATCAAGATGGAACAGGAGTTCAGATTCCTAAGTTGAAAAAAAATACTTCCGGTATAGAAGTTCCTTGGGTTGAAAAAGAAACTTATTATACTGTTGCTTATCAAAATAATAATTATGTCATTACTGAAGTTATAGAAGAATTTAGTGATCAGGAAGAAGATCCTACGACAGGTGATAGGGTACATTCTAGAAAAATAAATGCGCCAAACTTATCTGTTTTAGATGAAACGGACTTTTTGGCGGCAATAGGTATTTCTGGAATTCCAGTTGTTCTTGGAAGAACTAGCGATAATAACCCACGAGGAAATCCCGCAACTATTACTGGAACTGTAACATTACCGGGACAAGCAGTAGGTAATACATTTCATATTCTAAATCCTAGCTCGACACTTTTAGCAAATAATCTTGTTGGTTCTATTTTAACACCCAACACAACAAAAAATTTAAGATATAGAATTACTGATACTTTATTAATTGTAGATTCATATGGAGATGTAGTAACAAGTAATAAAATTGACATTAGTGATCAATTAAGAGTGGCATCTTGGTTGCCTGATGGATATGATTTAGCTTTAAATGCTGATCAAACAAAAGTAATTAATGGAGATATTACCTTACCTGAGATCTTAAAAGCTGATGTTACAGATGATTCTGTTGTAGATGTTAGTGACTTAAATATGATTAGAGATTATGTTAACAATGCCATAAATTCTTTTACTTCTGGAACATCTTATCAGAGGTTGGTTTTAGTTGTTGAAAATCTTACAGATCCTGATCCTCTTGGTGTAGTTGCGGATATTCCGACAGCAGATGCTGATTTTACAACTGTACCGATTCAGCCGATAAATTGGAGAATTAATTATATTCCATCTTGGTATGTCGATAACTTAAACTTCATAGACATGAGAAGATTTTTGCCATCGAATTTTACCGTAGATCCTTCAGCAACATTTGGTGGAAGAGGAGATTTTTATTTTCCAGGAAATCAAATAATTGATGGATATCAGGTAAATAAAGATAGTTCTTGGTATTCTGTAGATTTTGAATTAAATCATTTATCTTTAAATGTCCCAGTAACAGATTCTTATGGTAATCCAACATTTCTTGATGGTTATTCTGTTGGTGTTGATTTATTTAATGCTTTTGTTGGAGAAACTGCTAATGGCAAAACTGCTAATGGATTTACAGCAATGAAATATGCAGACAAATCATTTGTTCAATTATCGGATTTTCCAGCTAGAGTGAAAATAGTACC